GTTGTCTTTTAAAGTCGTGAATAAACAAGACATATTATATGCAATTACATTCTTTTGTTTACTTTTCACCTTATTATATTTACTTACATATACTTATTGTATTGGGGAGGTAACCACACCCCCCCTCTACTACTCAGGGCTGAAAAATTAAATGCTTTTAGGTCTTACCCTGTATTTATTATTATTTATTTCCTGAGTATTTTATTTTCTTAAACTATCTCCTTTCATAAAAACTACCTTGCACAATCTTCTTATTCTATCATATATTCTATCTCCGTACCTCTCCTTGATAGAACTCGCATCTAAATTAGATGTCAATAATAGTAATTTTAAATCATCTTCAGCCTCAAATATTGCATTTTCTACTGCATCTATCTTAGTCCCATAGTTATTTACAATTTCTTCTGTGCCAATATCATCAATTACAATGAACGGAGTTTTGTATTCTGTAACTGTATGTAACTTCCTAGCAGGAATAGGCTTTAGTATCTTACCTATCCTAGCATTGAATATCAATGGTATAACTCCTGTAAGTATTATAGACTTACCTCTACCACAGTTTCCTATCAAGAACAATCCCTTACCATCTGTATCTGACAACCAATCTATAACATTGTCATACTCAGGTAGATGCTTGTACTCTTTAATTGTTTTATCCACTAACATAAATGCTTCAATGAATAATGCTTTACACTCCTCCTTACTGCCAAAGGAATATCTTTTGTAATCCCTAATATGAATGTGAGTTGCGTTCTTTAATGTTTCCTCTAGTGTTCTCATAATTTTATTCTAATTAAGTTCTTGATTAATACTTTAACTAACATCTCTTGGTCAAATGTACTTCCCTCTCTTACTTTCCTACCACCATAATAAAAGATTCCTTTTAGGTTGTTTATCCTCTCATAGACAATAGCATCATCAAATGCCCATAAAATTGCTACAGGTAAATTACTCTGTACTTGTAGCATCTGACCTCTCACTATCTTCCTCATTGAAACTAAAACATCTTGAGCTTTTTCTATGCTTCTATGAACTCCTTTGACCTCTGCGAATCCTATAATACTTCCATTGTTATAGAGTGCTGCATCTATATGAGCGTATTCAGGATGTTTAGCAAATGTCAATCCAAAACTATCACTAAAGGCTTTAAGGGTTTCCTGCTCTCTTAATTTATTTGCTTTGTTTTCAAACTTCATCTTTAAAACTTATTGTAATCCTTATTAGCTAATTCCTTTCTACCTGTCTTGTCTTTAACTGAGTTCTTTTCCCAAGTTCTAACACAGGCTCTCCAATCCTTCATCTTTCCCTTACCAATCATCCAACCTTTACTCGCATAGAAGTCTACAAAAGTATCAGCACAGACCTTGTTTTTTCTCTCATTGCAGTATTCATGTACTTCTTCTACTGTAGGTTCCTTAAATCGCTTTATAATAGGCTTCTTTATCTCGTTAGGAAGTCCTGCTACATCAACAGGACTAATGCCTTCAATATTATACACATCATATTTGTCTAGTGCTTTTATAACCGACTGATGAACTCTTGAATTTTCGTTTAGAGTTACATATTGGAAGTCAATAAAACTAGGGATGAACCATTTATTACCTCCATCAAATATCTTTATCTGACTAGCCATTACTGTTACAGCTTCAGCTTCTGTTATCTTACTTCCTATTCTAATAGATGCTACCTCAAAATCAGTTTCCCATATTCCTGCGTGTGTGCAATCATCTAATATATAGAGCCAAAGTAGTTTGTATTTAGGAGCTAGTCCTCTCATAAAACCTTTCTTCCATTTATCTGAGTCTGTCATTCTTTTTGCCATTTGTGTTTTCTTTAAGTTAGTTAATGTGTAAAATATCAGGGGAAAGACAGACATAAAAAGCCTACGAACCTTCCCCTTCAATTTACTTAGAAGGCTAGTCACACCCTCTAATTTCTATGCAAATATACTAATAGTAACCCAACCACCAAATTATTTAGCAGTTATTTTAATATTATTTAGAATGGTAAGTCATCATCTTGTTGTTTAGACTTAACATTATCTGATGTTACATCCTTTGGTGGTTCGTAAGTATTCTCATAAGCATAGTGAGTTGCTCCTTTCTCTGAAGGTTCTCTTCTCTCTGCTATTGTAATATTTACCCAACCTCTTTTAGCTATTTTCTGCAACTCATCCATCTTAAAGTTTGCGTTAAATAAATCTCCATACTGCGTAGTCACTTTTTTAATGCTACTTACTACATAATTTTTTTCTGCCATTTTTTTATTTATTATTAATTATTAATTCTTTTTCTATTCTGTTTGCTTTAATGAATAGCACTTCTATTTGGTTCTCTATCTCTATCTTTTCTTTATTAAGGGATTCTATCCTTTCTTCTAGCTCTTCCTTAGTTTCTCCTTCTAGCATAATAGTCTTAACATTATTGTATCTTGTTCTCTCTGAGCGATACACACTTGTATACCTCTCGTGAGCTTTTAAAGATGCTATTACTGTGGAATGGTCTTGATTAGTTTCCTTTCCTATGTCTAGAAGTTTGTAAAAAAATACATTTCTTAGTATTGCATAATAACATCTTCGAGCTTCTACTAATTCGTGTAGTCTACTCTTGCTTGCTATTGCCTGCCAATTAACTCTATATTCCTCACAAATGATTCTCTTGAGTTTATCGTGCCTCACATTAGTCATTTTAACGGAAGTGCTAGGTACTGTCTTATTCATAACTATTAGTTGCTAAAGATTCAACTGCCTTAAAATCCCCTTCTCCTTCAACTACAATCATCTCGCCTTTTAAATCAACTTCTATAATATCTATAATATCCTTGACATTAACATTTAAAAATTGTGCAAGTCTTTGCATCTGAAAGTATCTTAGGAAGTACGGGTTGTCTAAATACTTCTCTATAGTCGAGCCTTTAATATTTAATATCCTTCCAAATCTCTGTTTAGATATGCCTCTTATTCTGAGGATTGCCTCAAGTTCGTTTCTTGAAGTTCTTACTTTATCATAATCATTTTTCATCTTAGTAATATTTTGGTTTATTAACTACATTTTTAATTAGGTTTTCAGGTACTAAAAAATTAACCTTGCTTCCTGAGTAAAACATTTCTGCTTCATCTCCCAACAGTTTCATAATATCATCTTCAATCACTTCTCCAAGAAAACTTTGACCACACCATACAGAATAACAAAATGCTCTGCTGTGATTTTTATATACATTTATCACTAAACATTCCGTTTTTGTGCATTTCTTCGTATTGGTCTTGAGGGTCTGTTTTGATTTCATATTCTTTTATTTTTTTAATGATTTCATCTGCCTCAATATCGTTTATTTCGCCTAGAGAGTTGAAGATGTTTTGCTGTTCGTCAGAGCATAGTGCTGTCTTATGTAAGAGGTTCTCAATGTATCCTATCTTCCAAAGCATTGCTTCTTTAGGCTGTCCATCAAGAACCTCATCCATCCAATCCATTAGTCAGCCATTTCGTCTTGACCGAATACTCCTTGCTCGTAGAATCCTGCAATCTTTAATACAACTCTACTCATAGCTCTTTTCTCAGCCATAGCTACAGGGAATTTCTTAGCACCTCCCATTAAGTTAGAATCTGAAGCTTCTCCGAAACTCATCATATTTCTAATGTCGTGTTCTCCTGTTCCTGTTCTCATACTAGCAGTAGCTCTTAACACTACCCAATCAGGAGTCATTGTAATAGGCTCGTAAGCCACTTGAATGTTTTGTCTAGAAACAATCTTATCTATTCCTGACCTCTTGATAATCACAAAACCTCTTGGGTCTTTATGAACATCTTCTTTTACTAAACCATTCGCCAAGAATAATCTCTTTAATGTTTCTTCTTTGGTTTCTTTTACCATAACTGCTTCTTCTGAATTTACTTTTTTCACTTTATTATTGATTTGATTAATACTCTGTTTTGGTTGTAAGTTGTATTGCATCTCTTCCTGCATCTGCATATACTCTTCTTTCATTCTTCCCATTGTGTTTTTTTTAGTTAATAGATATGCAAATAAACAATTAATTTATTAACCTACCAAACTATTTACAATGTTTTTTTAAAATAATGTTAGAAAATGTGATATTTAACCTAGTCTTTATCTTTAACCTTAGCTTTATCTTTGTCTTTAGCTTTATCTTTAATGGTATAGAACACCATTAGTTAAGGGTTTATAAAGGGTTTATAAAGGGTTTAATTCTTTTAAAAATAGTGAACTAATCTTGCTATCTGACCTGAGTTTTTTGAATGAATAAATCCTTCAACTGCAGGAGATGAAATGAATCCCTTCCCTGCGTGCCAACTATCAGCAGCAGAAGGACTACGCATATATTCAACTGTACAACCTATAAAGTCTTTACCATCTAACCACTTATACTTAACTTTATGATGTATATGATGAAGATACCAATATCTATGAGATGTTTCTGACCATTCTTTTGGCTTCTCATTAGCCATTAACATAGGAAGTAAGTCCATTTTAGCTCCATCTCCGTGTTCTAAGCCTATAAGATTAGAGCCATATTTGTAATACTTACGATTTGCTACTGATATATCAAAGGTAACATCATCAGCTTTTCTGAACCAAGATTGTAATGCGTGTGCTAAATGAAATCCACTTTGAAAATCGTGATTAGACATTGAATGAACAACATCTACAGGTGCAACTTGCCTGAGTATCTCAACACATTTAACATAAAGCTCTAGTGCTATCTCATAATGCTGCCACCATTTTTTATCCGTGTCTTGATAGGTTCCTCTAGTGGTAGTTGAAAGTACACCATCTGTATGTAGTATATCATTACCAATACAGAACAACACCCTATCAACATTAAATCCTTGAGATTTACTTATAAGACCTTCAATACCCTCTAGCACTCTAGCACAAGCTATATCTGTATTATAATCCTCTCCTGTTTCTGATGCTACTGCTAGTTTACCTATATGAATGTCGGCAGGGTTTATTATTAATAAATTATCCCCTTTTACTCTTTTGATTTTAGGGTAAGTAGGTGCGTGATTGTCTATTAAAGCCTTAACATCTTCTAATAAATCAATTTGCTCAATGACAGATTGTTCTTTAGTTACTATAGAAAAGCGTAAATCCCCTCCCATATTCTGCCAATGCTTAACACTTACTACATCTTTCTTATCTATACCTCTATCTTGTAGATGTAAGTCTAGAGCAGTGTTACCGTTGATATTATGTAAGTCCTCCCCTCTAGATTCATTTATTAACTCCACCTCATCAGAGGAAAGCCTTAGTCTTTTGCCTAATTTCTTCATATTCAAATTTAATAAAAATTACTGTATATACAAAAAAAAAGTGAGAAGTTATTAACCCCTCACTCTTAACTACTAACTATTACCATAATGAAAACACTCAAAAAGGTAATGCAAATGTAATACTTTATTTCTTAATATCAGCAATTCCTTGACCTAATATTAAAACCAATAAAGCTTGGAATAACTGAGTAGCAGTTTCAACGTCTACTCCTAAATAAGTTACCAAAGCGGGAACCACTACTGAACTTATCATATACCAAAACTTTTTTGATTTAATCATTTTACCAATAAGGTATTTTTCTAAAAACTTTTTCATTTTACTTTTTTTAATTAATTATTCATTTATTTCGTCAGGCTCCACATCTGTGCCTTCTGCGTTCTGTGCGTAACCAAGAAACGAATGTACACAATTTAATGGTAATATCTCGTTAATTCCGAAATCAATTTCTTCTGTAGTCATTAAGTCGTAAAATACTCCTGTGTAATAGATAGGTGGAGTAAGCTCGTTACCATCTTTATCGTAAGTTGCAGGAACTTCTACTATCTTTCCTATATAGACTATTGCTTGAGTACCATTAGTGTACACATCTTGAGTAACACCTTCTTCAGTTATTACTTCATAAGTACCTTTAGAAAGTAAGTCAGCATCTCCTTGTGCTTTTGAGTCGTATTGTAATTTGTATATATTCATTTCTTTTTATTTATGTTGTTAATATTGCTAATTCTGAGTCCGTTAATGCTGTTTTAAATACCTGTAATTGTTTTACTTCTCCTTCAAATTTATAAGAACCACCTCCAAAATTAAAGGCCAAATTTGTGTAATCTACTGATGATATGTCTGTACTCGAGCTTGTGAGAACTTCAGTTCCGTTTACCCATACTGCATAGTCCCCTGACTTATACTTTACAGCTACCTTATTATAAGCATAAGCGCTACCACCTTGATAAAGAACTGCATAATTTCCGTCTACCCTCGCTCCTGCAAATATTAGACCTCCAACACCTTCAGCACCAATAACAACTGTATTATCATCACCACCATCATTAATGCTTAATAAAGAATAGTCTGAGGTGTCAGGTGTTTTAAATTCGCAAAACAATACTCCTTCTGAAGTATTTATCTTATCACTAATTCCTGTCTTTGTGAATTGGTCTTGTACACGAGTTACTGTATTTCCACTTGTAGGTATGTAAGAAGTTGCGTATGAGCCTTGTTCTAATTGACCTCCCCAAACCCATAATTCACTCCCACTTGTAGGTATTTTTAAAACTACTTGGTTAGCAATAGTTGTTGGTGATATTGATATTCTCGTCCATCCATCAGTAACAGGTAGTGATGTGTAATTATACCCTCCATCTGAACTTAAATCTATATTCCCACTACCAACCTTCCATTTAACATATATAGAAGTAGTAGAAGCTATGGTGCTACTTACATTTGTATATATCAAGTCATTAGCATTAGATGGAGCTAAAAGAGTTGCATTTATATCCCCACTTGGAGATGTGGAATCATTTAGAGTGACTGCCATTCCACTACTTTTCAGCCATTGACTAAAATCTTCACTATAAGTAACCAAATTAGTCCTCATAGGTTCTGCTAATAAACTTGAAGTGCTACCTGTATAGTTTACTCTTGCTAGGTTGTTTACTGTTGATTCTTTTACTGATACGTTATCTATTGAGCCATTAAGCGATACTGATTTAAAGTTCAATCTATCACTTGTTCCATCCCAAACTACAGTACCACTAACAACACCATTAGAACTTGATGTTAATTGGTCTGAACCTGCTGAACCAAGTACAACAGAAACACTACCACTTACATAATTCTTAACTTCATATTCTATAAGAAAACTTTTTGTTTGCACATTTGAAATTGTTTGATATAAAAAAGAAGTGCCTGAACCATCACTATTAGCATTTCCACCTGATACAGTCCAACCTGTTCCTTTAGTCCAATTACTATCAGTAGCAAAATCTCCATTAACCACATCTTCACTACCCAACAACTCAACAGTTTCAACTAAGCCACTTGAATTAACTCTAGTACCTGCTGTTGCTCTAGTCATATCTATTTCTACAGGTGCAATATTATTACCTAATTCTGTATAACCTAAAAGACTATCTTCTTTTATTGCCCACTTTCCATTACCTATTTCTAAACTTGGATTTGCCATTATTGTATTGTATATGTTAATGCACTAGCCATCTCTGCATATGATTCATAAAAGTCAGTTCCTGATGTACCTGTAAGTTGTATAAGCTGTTCGTCTGAGAGAGCTGTCTTGTAGACTTGTAATTGTTTTACTTTGCCGTAGAAAGCATTAGAAGCACCATTACTATCAGCAAAATTTAATTGATTAATAGTATTTGTTGAAAATGTACTTCCACTTGTTAAAGATGCTTTTTCTACACCATTTATCCATAATGCAAAATCATTTTCTTTCCATTTCAAAGCAATTTTTAAATTTTCAGTTTGAGAAATATCAAAACTTGATAGATTAACAGTATTAACTCCACCTAAGATTATTCTAAAAATAATTCTACTTGCTGTTGAATGAAGTATTGATTGAATAACATTAGTTGAAGTACCATCACTAAGCGATAACATTATTTCTGAACCTCCATTTATAAAACCAACACCCTCCCAAAACAAAACACCTTCCTCACTATTAATTAAACTTGATATACCATCCCTTGAGAATTGGTCTTGATTCCTAGTTACTGTTGAACCTGATGTTGGAATTATACTTGTTGGATAAGAACCAATCTCTAACTGCATACCCCAAATACTTAAATCATAAGCAGCTCCTGTACTGTTTCCTGTAATGCCAACTATTTGAACACCACTTGAAGATGAAGTATTAGTTATTGTATAACTGTATCTCTCCCAATCACTTGTAACGTCATAATTTGAAGAATAATTATCCACAACATTTCCCTGTGTATTCTTTATTCTAAATTTACCTGTACCTTTAGCGTAAAACGAAACTGTAACTGTTTGACTTTCATTGCTGAAGTAAACAAACGATTGAAGCATTGAACTTGAAGCTGAACCTGTTACTCGTGTTGCATTTAAAGTTCCGTCAGGTGATGTAGAGTAATTAGAAGTTAGAGTAACTCCACTTTTTACCCAAGCCGACTGACTAAAATCCTCACTATAAGTAATCAAATTAGTCCTCTGTGGTTCTGCTAATATATGAGGACAACCCCCTCCTGAGTAGTCTATTCTTGGTACGTTATCTCTTGTTACTTCTTTTACTGATATCTTGTCTATTGTAACATTACAAGCACCTTGTCGTTTAATAACAAACCCCCCACTTGTAGCTGTAAAATCAACAGAATAAGAACCAATTGAAGTTTCAAGTGGTATGTCTACTGTTAAATCCAATAATAATAATCCACTTACATAATTGGTTATATCGTATTGAAGTCTATAATCTACGCCAATAACCAAACTATTTTGCTGTATATAGGTTAGTGTTCCATCAGATATTATCTGACATTGACCTGTAGGGTTCTGAGTAACATTACTTGACGCATCTCCTGAATCTACTACAGACCAACTATCAGGTACATCTGCTGTCCAATCTGCAAAATCTCCATTAGTAATCTCCTCACTTCCTATAATCTCAGCATAATTAACTAATCCATTCTCATCTACTCTTGTTGCTGCTGTTGCTCTTGTAACATCCATATCAGCACTTACAGTTACAACTTCTTTTACTGAAACATTATCAATAGTTGAACTATTCCCTGCGTATCTATTATATATATATAGTGTCCTATTTGAACCAATACCATCTGATTCTAAATCTATTGTGTGCGTTCCTGTTGTAGAGAAATCTGCTTTCAATGAGAATGATGGATAGTTTGTGTATATTAAAGCTCCTCCTGATATAATATCAAAAGTCAATCTATTTGTTCCTTCAACCAATGCATTTTGATTTATTGAGGTTAGTAACGCTCCTGTTGTTGTTGCTTGTCCTCCTACTACACTCCAATCATCTCCAAACGACCAACCTGTTTCTCCATTAGAAAAATCCCCATTAGTTACTTGTTCAGAACCCTCAGCAGGTACAGGAACAACTGCATATAGTTCTCCTGCCTTATATCCGTTTGGTGTTACTACAATACTTACATCATCTAATAAACTCATTGTATATTATTTAATATTACTAATTGTGCATCTAAACAAGCTTTAGCCTCAAAGTTACCACCATCAGCAATAACTCTTGCTTTAAAAGCATTTACAAGTTTCTTGGTAGGTGTTACGTTTCCTTTGTTACTTGAAGGTAATGATATTCCTAGTGATAATCTCATACCTATATGTATTAATGGTTAGGGTAACCAATTCCAATTCCACTTGTTAAAGTGATAGCAGAAGTGTTAAGAAACAATGTAGTTCCCGCACTTACGCTCTGTCCATTTAAAGCAGTAATATTTACAGCATTACCTGCTATAGTTGCAATTACTGAATCAACAGGAAAGAATATACAATACCAATCTTTAGTAGTTTGAGCAGCAGTTGTAAAAACCTCTGTTCCGTTACCCTTACCTAGCATCTCAAGGAGTAGTGTGTTATCTGCAATATTTGTCCTCATTTTTTTATCTATTTTTAATTATTAAACTTATGTTTTCACTTAATTGATTTTCTAATAAATAATCCATCAAATAAGTATGAGCTATCCTACTTTCTAAAATCGTATCAGGCTCTCCTGCTCTGTGAGTTCCTGTTAATATACATCCTTGACTGTCAGATGGAGTGTTACCCCGATGAAATAACACGTATGACCTGTCTTTTACATCTTCAACTAACAAGTGAATATAATCTCTTGTTGCACTTTCTCTAGGCAATCTAACCCTGCATTTATATTCTCCTTTAGGAATACAAGATACGTTTTTTTGGTTGTCTTTCCAAGCTAATTCTAAAGTATGTGAAATAAATTCTCCATTGCAATAAAGTTTACCTATAACTGATTTATCAGAAAAATTATCCCTGATTATCAGTAAATTAGCCTTACTTACATCTTCCTTTTTATTTCTAGAAAAGCACATTATGATGTAAATAACTTTATTACAGCACCTATAGTTATAGTGTATATAACCCACATTGCTCTTACTAAAACCTTTCTCATTGCTGTATTTCTATTGACTCTAGCTGTAACTCCTGTATCAGGATTCAATAGTTTTTCCGTAAGCATATCTAATTTTGAGTCTATGCTATTCATCTTGCTGTTAATAGAGCTTATATCTTTCTTCATTGAAACTATTTCTTCCTTTGTTGTCATTATGTTATTTGTGGTGTAAATGTCATTGTTTGAACCGACAAATTCATATATATAGATGAAGCAGTTACCTCATCTGCCTGTTTTACCATTGGGAATATAATGTCCCCTTCTCTAATTAAAGGAGTAGTTATCTCTGTTTCATCTACTCTTACAAGTAAACTGTTATTTCCCTCTCCTATCACTTCAAATTCATCAATTATAGTAGGAACTATATTAGCAGTAGAACCCGCTATAGGAGAAACTTTACAAATAGAAATCGTTATTGTTTCATCTCTGTTGCAAGTAACCCATCCTGCAATAGAAGATACATTAGCGTTTTCAGGAGCAACAAAACTATGACCAATTCTAAAGAAAGTTGTTGGAGATAAACTTCCTCCTGCTACCGTAGGACTTCCATAACTAACATCTATTATAAATGGCGACTTATTATCAGCTATATCCTCTCCGTGCTGAAAGTTAATGTTTGCTGTCGGTAGATAACCCTGCATCTTGTAATTAGTTACCCCCATAGTTGAACGAGCAGCCCATTGCAAATTACCATCCCTAGCCTCAGCACTAGAACCTGCACCTTTAGATAGAACAGTTTCATTAGCAGCACCTTCATAACCTAAAGGATTATGCCTATTAGCATCTTGTAAATTTTTATGTTCGTTTGCAGCCATATTATATTATTTTAACAATTACAATTTGATTCCCCTCTTACGTAAGGATTACCACAATTATTACAACCATCTACCCCATTATACCCATATATACTATCATAGAATATCATTCCGTGATTCTTATAAGTATCACTCATACTCTTAGGTCTATTACTAGCGTATGTAGGATATAAACCTGTTTGGTCGGTGCCATTTAAAAAATCTGTCATATCAGAAGCAAAAATATCTGCCTTCCTATATGTATCTTGCTTAAATGTATTATATACATCTTGACTTATAATTCTTGAAAATTCATCTATGTTATTAACTACTCCGCTAGAAGTAATATTACTCATAATGTCATTAACAACCTCAAACCTAACAAACCAAGAAAGACAATCCTCTAAGTAGTAGGTCATAAACGTCTGATTTGCAGCATTTAAAGTTCCATTGTTGTGCTGCAGCTTTAACTCTGCATAAAACTTATCTCCAAGTAAAGGTCTAATATGTGCTAATTCAGATAATACAATAGTGTTTTCAGAAACTAACACAGGGTCAGTATTCTTATTAGTAAAGGTCTTTTCAATTACCTCTCCTGCACTTACTAATGTTGTATATTGTCTAGTATTACCCATATCTTATTGCTCTACAGTTATTTCCTTCTTTGTGTCAATCTCTCCATCTCCATCCTCATCTTTTTCAACTACTATTACTTCTCTATCTGCAACAAACATATCTCCATCTTCTAACATTGGTAAATCCTCATCTATCAATCTTCTTTGTTCGTTTATAGTTAAAATCTGCTTAATGTCAACGTCATTAGAATAAGAGATTGGTGGCTCGTAATGAATTTTTAAATCTCTAGGGTCAAAGCCCATCTCATTATACAGAACCGTTCTAATTCCATTCAATAATAACTCAGAAGTATCTCTAATTACTGTAGTCATTACTAAATCATAAGCAATTCTAATTTCACTTCCTGAATTGTTCATTTTACCTGAACTAACAATACCTGACAATGAAGGCTGCCATCTATTAGCAGTTATTATATTTTGGTCTGTAATCTGTTGTAAATCAATCCAACTTCCTTCTTGGTCATCTTTTATAATCTGAACATTAGCAGGAGATGAATCCCCATTCTTTACTATAAATAAGATTTTTCCGTTATTACCTTCCCCTACAAATTTCTTTTGAGCTTCGTGAACCATCTTTTGAGCTTCTTCTTCTCCCATATCCCCACTAATCTCTACGATAGCTGAAGGTTGAAATCCGTTTAAGAATTTAGTATGATTCCATTTACCAATTTCGTAATCAACACAGATATGCTCTAGTGCCGCTACATAATCAGGAAGTCCGTAAAAGTTGAATGTAGGTTCGTAGTCTTTAAAGTGAACTACAAACTTGTTATGTGCTACTCTAGGATACAGAGGTAGTCTTTTTATTTTTGTATCGTTATTCCAATACTTACACCAATCAGGATTGATGTATACTTCTTTCTTGCTTTTTGACATTCTAACAGTTGTAGCATCTAAATGATATAGATTTACACCGCCATCATATATAACACACTCCATATATGCGTTACCGAAAGTATAATAGTCATCAGCTAATTTTTTAAATATATCCCTTAAAGATTCTTTATCAGCATTTACATCCTCAATAAAATCCTTTAGTGCTTCGTTCTCGCAAACGAATTTAGCACCACTAGTAAATACAGTCTTTTGAGCCAATACACTTCTATGTGTAGACGACTTTCTCTTTAGCTCTGCTAAATACTGAGGAAATAGGTTGTCTTCTCCAAAAGGAACCCAATCACTACTAAGAGCCTTAAGGTCTTTTACTTCAGTAATACTAGGTGGAACTGTTAAATCAAATACTCCGAACTCGAAAGTGTTATTCTTCTTCTGAGTCTTCCGTAATTGTTGTTGATTTTTTGGTTGTTGATTTTTTGGTTGTTGCTTTTTCATTTACTTTATCAGTTTTATCTATCCAATCAGTTATATGTAATTCTTCGTAAGCGTAAGCTAAATCAGCTTGACTTAATTCTCCTCTAAAATCTACAAACTCCTTACCAAGACTTTCTTCATTCTTTCCTGCAAGTCTTAATCCTTTCTGAGCTTTACTATTTATTTTGTATTCTGCCATTTCTAAATATATATTTATCAAAATTAAACTTTTTTCCGTATTACAATCACACATATTAAAAAAGATATTAATAAGGAAGTGTTATTAACTAACACCTCCTTATATATAAACTTGTTATTATGTTGTTGCTAGTCCTAAACCATCAGTATCAATAGTTATAACACCCGCATATTGTCTAGGTATCTCATACTGAGTTGCAACAAGAGTTATAGTTACTCCAATCTCATCAGAGAAAGCAGCTCCTGTTCCCCCTTCAACTGACTGTAATCTACACCATTGTTGAGTTCTATCACTTGAATTTGTATCTTGATTTGGTAAAGTATTTGAAACCCCTATTACTTTATTATGAGCTTGGTCAGTAGTAGGCAATGTTGTTCCTGAAGGATTATCATTATTATCTACTATTAAAGCCATTAAACAATCTCCATCAAACTTATAAAGTTGATTAAATTGAGCCGTTGTGAATCCCGGTATAAACCAAGATAAAGTACACTCATAAGTTGAGAACTCTTTCCCCTCGTTAGTTCCCGATATTGTTAAAGAAGAAGATTCAATTCTACTCTCAAATACACCCCAATTAGCTCCTGTAGCTGCAGCTTCATCTATAGCTGTAATTGTGTGGTCAGTATTATTAAAAGTTATCTCATCCGTAGCCGTGTGCTGTCTTATCGCTATATATCTTGTTCCACCTACTGCTTGTAAGTCTGAACAATTAATTTGCATTCCGTCTGCTATTGCCATATTATTTTATTTTTTTATTAATTAATTAATTATTATGTAGTAGTAGACGTTCCTGTTCCTGAACCCGCATTAGTATATAATGATAAACTTCCACTATAAAGTCTAGGTGCTTCCCATTGCTTACATCCCATAGTTACAGTCCAACCATTATCATCATTTATTCCTGCTCCTGTAGCTCCTTCCGCTCCTGTCATACTAGCATAAGTTTGATTACGAAGTGTAGCCTTCTCATTGCTGTATTTTTGACTTACCCCTAAAACATAAGCCTTTCCATTATTACCTACTGCTATTACCATCATACAAGTATCCATAAGACCTTGCAATGCCGCTGATTTACCTAAATCCATATCAGGCATCATAAATGTTAAAGCACACTCATAAGAAGTTGAACCATTTTCTTTTGCTGCAGTAACAGTTAGAGAAGGTAATTCATTCTTAAACTCATAATTATACCAAGTAGCTGTTGAACCACCCGTATCTGTAATACTTGATATAGCGTGTGATGTTGAAGTGTTAGTGTATGCTATAGTATCTCCTGAAGTCCAAGTCCTAATAAGTACATTCCTAATTCCTCCTGCCCCTACTATATCGGAACAATTTATATTAATTCCTGTTGTTATTGCCATTTTATTTTATTTTTAAAATTAAGAAAAGTATTTAGGGTGGAATTTCTCCCACCCTATTTACTATTAAATTAGTCTACTAACATAGAACCGTTAACTAAAGCATTCCAACCATATTGGAAGCCCATAGTAAACCCTGCTCTAATGTACATCTTGTCAGTAATCTCATCATAGAACATTTTCATTTCGTTCTCAGGAGAAGAAACATCAGTACCAATAAGTAAGTTTTCCTTAGCTACATAGATACATCCTGCAGTAGCATCAATCGCTGCTGTTGCTGCTGTAAATAATGCAGGGAAAGTTGCTCCTGCTAAAGCAGTAAGAGCTGAATCCCACTCATACATAGGAACTAACTCTACTCCTCTGAAGTATAATCTTGCTTTTCCTGTTTGAGCTTCTGAATGTCCATAATCAACTGCTCCTGCTGAAGCAACTTGAGTTAAGGCACTATACCAAGCGTTGTATACATTTGGAGTACAGAAAATTCTTTTCTCTGAAGCAGGTACCTGTGCTAATGCTGCAGAAGCAGTATTAAATACATCTTCTAATAAAAGAATAGCATCTGCTGCAGGTAAAGTAGCTCCTACAGTAATATAAGCTGCGTTTGCTGCACCTAAAGTTCCTTGCACTTCTCTTAACTGAGTTCCGTTAATTGCATTTCCTGCTGATAATTTAACCCATAGACCATCTCCCATTGAGTCATAAGTACAGTCAATAGCAATTACTCCTGCTGCTGTATCTCCTGCCCACATATTTCTTACCATATCAGACTTAATACCTTCTCTTACTCTGTCGATGATAACTTGTGCTAATTGAGTTCCTGTTAAATCAGGCATATTAACACCATTTCTATAAGACTCTACTATTACTGAGTCCTTGAACTCTGCCCAACATTGAGTTTGTTTAACTGCAACATTAGATACTACTATTTGTTTTTGAGTAACTGTGAATCCTGCAGGGTCGCAATTTGCGTTTACTGCTGTACATCCATCATTTACTGCAGTAATACTGCTTAAACTTGGAGCCATTACTATATTTTGCTTGTATTTCACATTTGGATAGATAGTGTAATTTCTCATTATATCATCCGAGTGGAACATTGGTTCTAAGAGAATCTTAGATGCATAAGTACCGTTATATGCTAAGGTACCTCCTGCTTGTAGTGCTACATTTGCCATTTTATTTTTCTTTTAATTATTATAAATTTATTTTCGCTAACATTCCATTCCAAAATGCAGCATCTTTATCTTCTACTTTGTTTTCTAATACTACTGCAGGGTCGCCATCTGTAGAAATTTCAGTTCCCTTTGCATCTGCTTTACTTAATAAAGCGTTAAGTCTTTCAACTTCCATAGTTAGAGTTTCTTTTTCTCCTTCTAATTCAGTTACAGACCCACTAATTTCAGCTACTTTACTTTCAAAATCTGAAAATTTGTTTAGAATTTCAGCTTCATCAGACATAGCAACTTCGATTGTTGATTTAGAGTTAGCCTCAACATTTTCGCTTTTTACTCTAGCGATAATATCTTCAACTTTCCCGTTAAACCAAGTTTTTAACTCATCAGTCATTTTTTTACTTTTTATATTAATACTTAATTTGTTTTTTATTTCTTTGTTCGTTATATTTTTAAACTTAGAAACATCATATTTGGCTGCCACTTTAATAGCATCCGAGATAGAATCAATAAAACCTAGCTCAAGTGCTTCTTCAGCATTCAACCAAGTTTCCTCATCCATCATTTCTTTTACCTTATCGTAAGGTAATTTTGTCTTTTTAACATAGATGTCAGCAATTTCCCCACTAATCTTATCTAATAGAGCTGCTGTCTTTTTCATTTCTTTAGCTTCTCCCATTGCTCCACCCCAAGCATTGTGAATCATAAATAAAGAGTTTTCTGCCATAACAACCTTATCAGCAGCCAACGCAATAACACTACCCATACTAGCAGCTATACCTTCAATGTACACTGTAGTAGTTGCAGTTCTTTTCTTTATAATGTTGTAGATTGCCATTCCATCAAATACATCTCCGCCCACACAATTAATGTGCAAATTTATTGGGGAGTCCTTAAAAGATTTGATTTCTTCAATGAATCCTTGTGCATTTACTCCGAAAGTCCCTATCTCATCAAAAATGTAAACATCAGTAACATCTTTAGATGCCTTTGACTTTATATTGTACCAATTTTCATTCATAGTAGCAAAAGTAATTTTATGCTATGACAATCTTACGCAGTTTTTGGAACAAATTTTAATATGTGATATTTTCAGACTTACTTTGCTTTCTTCTCTCCTTATAAACTACACTTTGAGCTTGCCTTTCTGATATTTCATATTTGATAGATAAATCCATAAAAGTATGTGTTCTGTTGCCTTCATTGAATCTAAGCATACAATCAAAGTCGTAGATTATCATATAATTTCGAAGAATCTTAGGAGCTATAATCCCCTTCTCAATTAAATGTCTAATAGTATCTTTAGAAGTAGGCTCTATAAATCTTTTCTTAACCTCCATATCTAATACCTCCATATACTCCTCAACAACCTCTATAGTATTTTGTTTCTTAGCCATAGTTTATTTTTTAGATGAAACTTTTTTCTTTACTTTGGTTTTAATCTTAACTTTAACCGTTTCAACTACAACCTCTCTTTTTTTTATTTCATCTTCAGATATAAAGTCAGCTACATTGTGAAAGAAATGACATACTGATTTCCTACATCCCTTGCAGTTTTTAGATTGTCTTATGTTAGGGAATTTCTGACCCCACAATGTAAAGAATGAATTCAATGCTCCTGAATGATATTCATTATCTAAATGCATCTTATCCCTGTTAAGCTTAGCAAAGTTAACAATACTATCTTTTTGTTCTTGGTCGTAATCCTTAACTATTGATTTGTAATCCATATTATTATTGTTTAATTATTATTCTTTCCATTTACCTAGAGGACATTCTCCAAAATACTCTTTAGTAAGAGTCGTTTTAGCGTCTAAGAAGCAACTGCACTTTCCGCATCTTGCTCCTTTAGTCCACTTAGGATACTTCAGCATTGCGAAGTTCCTGTAAAAGTCGCATTTTTTACAGGTATCTAGTCTATCTTTCTTTACTTTTTTATCAACAAACATTTGTTTATATTTTAAAAGGTTGCATTTGCTTGAATTACACTAACTGTTGATTGGCTATCTGTTATGTCAGCCTCCAATACTACTACTTTTCTTTGACCGTTCATTGCTCCTATCATTTGAGATTGATTAGAAGCATTAAATTGAGATTCAGTAAAGGCAGGAGAACTAGTTAATCCTCCATCAGCAAATTTAACACCACCACCTTGTTCGTTCATAGATGATAATTCATTTCTAAACATTGCTGTACTTCTTTTATTTATAACTGCCTCTCCTCCCTCTAACTCATTTACCCTGCCTCCTACCGCAAACTTAACTCCACCATTTGCGTGACTTGCTCCGTGAACCATTCCTCCATTAGCAAACTTCTTACCATCACTAATAATTCCTCCATCTTCAAACATACCCATAATCTTTCCTAATACCGCTATAGTTCCTGCAATCGCCACAAGGTTCCAAGGGAATGGTAGTTTTGCTTGTTTTGCTGCTCCTAACGCTACTGCAGGCACAATGGCTGCTGTTTCTACTACAGCTTCTGCTGCTGTCGCTGCAGTACTTGCTATTGTAGTTTTTATGCCAAGTAATTTAGCTACAGTAGATTTTCCATCAATAATGACTCCTATTGATTTCTCTAAATTTAAAATAGATTCTGCTATTGCTGCTGTTCTTGTTATAGCTTCTCCTGCCTTCTTAACTCCATTTAAAGCTTTATTCTCTCCTGCAACCTCTTGTAATGCACTTCCTAAATCACTTAAATCTTTAATGCTATCTTCTCTAGTCTTAGCCTCTTTTTTAGCTCCTTTCTCAGTTTCTTTTTGATTTTTAAGTTTAAGGTCTATGATTTTCTGCTCAATCTCTAATCTTACTTGACCGTTCATTACAGTTACAGGTAGTGATGCTAAGTCAGCCTCTAACCTTAACAGAGCCATATTACGTAACTCTCTCTCTGCATCTTTTAAGTTTTTAGTACCCGCTAAAACTTCTTTCATTAAATCTACTTTAGCCCAAGCAAGAGTGTTATCTACTTTAGATTTTTTATTATTTTCTTTCTTCTCTATGCCTAAAGATTTTAGTCTTGATATTTCCGCCCCTATAGATTTTACTAATTTATTTTTAGCTGCTAAATCTTTTTCATTTGTTACTGAAATGGCTTTTGCATTCTTAAGTTTCTTTTCTTGAATATACAGTAGGTCTTTTTCTTGCTGAGATTTAATGAAATCTCTTTTTGTTATTTCAGTAAGATTTCTTGTTTCTAAAGCTAATCTAGTATTCAATCTTGAAATAGATTTATCATAAGCATCCTTTTCTTCTTTTGACATTACTTTACTTTGCCCTAAAAATGTCCCTAAATTAATACTCCCTTGATTTAGTAAGTTTTTTCTTTCTTGTATTTCTGACAGTATTCCCTGAACAGCATCTTCAGCTCCCTTTTTAGTATCAGCATACCTTTGATTCATAATAGTATTAGTGTCATCAACTATTTTCTGTAATTTCCCTTCAACTTCAATAAATTCTTCTGTAGCTATAACAACATCATCTGTAGCAGTAGCCCACCTCATAAGAGCCATAGCTCCTTCAGTAAGTGCAATAACTACCAATCCAATACCTGTAGAGGCTACTAGTGCATTAAAAGCAAGTTTTAGTCTACCCATAGCTCCCGCAAGTACATTAGTGGCTACTGCTGCTGCTGTTGATACTGTTGTTGTAGATGCTAATGTAGCTGTCCATATTCTTTGTAATGTAGGTAGAGCCATTATTAACAACTTATACACCCCGACATATTTAGCTAGTCTTATTATTACTTTTATACTAGTAGTTATTACCTTGCTATTGTCAGTTAAGAAGTTTGTGAACTTAGCAAGTTTCTCTATGGATGATTGTAATCCCCCTACAAAATCTTTCATTATTCCTATAGATAACCCCTGAATAGCTGAAGTGAATTTAAGGAAAGAACCCTGAAGTGTATCCCCAATAATCTGAGCCATTCTAGCAGCCTCTCCACTAGACTCCTTCATTTCATTCCTAAGCTCAATCATCCCATCCGTATTACTAAGCATTTGCTCAAAAGCAGCAGCCTGCCTTAAATCAACAACCTGTAAAATGTCAGCCATATCTCCTCCTTCATCTACAAAGCTTTTCATAGCAGGGACTAACTCGTCTAACGAATGAATAGTACCACCAAATGCTTGTGATAAGTCAGATGTAGGGTCTTGCATTTTAAGTAATATATTTCTTAAAGACGTACCCGCAATAGAAGCCTCAATACCCGAGTCAGCCAATTTAGACATAATAGCTGCAGTATCTTCAATAGAGAATCCTGCCGCCTTAGCAATAGGAGCAACCTTAGTCATAGAAGTTTGCCATTTCTCAATATCCATAGCAGACTGACTGAAAGAAACCGCCATAACATCAGTAACCCTTCCTGTTTGGTCAGCATCTAATCCGAATCCCCGTATAGCAGAACCCGCTACTGTTGCGGCTCTAGCTAAATCACTACCTGTAGCGGTAGCTAAATCAAGAGTTGGCTTTACTGCATTTTGTATTTCATTAGCTGAAAATCCTAATTTTGAAAAATTTAACATAAGTTCTCCAACTTGTGTAGCTGTAAAGAATGTTGTTCTCCCTAATTTCTCTGCAGTTTCATTAAGAGCTTTAAATTGACTATCTGTAGCACCTGAAACAGCGTTTACTTTCGCCATTACAAATTCAAATTCAGTAAAAACACTAACAACTGAACTAATAACTCTACTTATCATTCTAAATGCACCAACTACAACACCGATAGCTGCAGCACCTTTAATAAACTGCTTTGCCATTCCATTAGATGACTTTGTAACTTTTTTAGAGTCTGTATTGTTTTGCTTTAGAGCTTTATTCATATCTCTAAGTGCCTTTGTCCCTCTATCAACAGCTTTAGCTCTAGCTATATATGCTTTTTCTTGTTCTTTCGATGTGAATTTTCCTGATTTAGCGTACTTTTCAGCTTCTTTCTGTTCTTTTCTTAAGTCTTTTAGTGAGTTTTTTAAATCAGCAACTTGTTTAATGTTTTTGATTTCTACTTCTATTGCTACCTTGCTTTTTATTGCCATAATTTTATTTTAGCTTATCGTTAATTGTATTGCTTTACTTTCTCCTGACTTACCTATTTCTGCATCAATCTGTTTTAATATATCATCTTCTACCATTTTATTTATTCCCATAGAGTCTGCAATACCAAAAGCATAATCTATGAATCCTGTCCTTCTTGGAGCAACAAGTAGTCCACCTGCAGTATAGTAATTATGTTTAAGTTCTTCCGTTACACTCCAAATCCTTTTTTTAGAGAAGTTTAAGCCTTTTAATTTGCTCCAAGCCTGAATATCCTCAAATGTAACATTAGGAACTCTGCTCTTTCCGTTATTAACCAACCACATATATTCAGTATCATTTACAACCTCCATAAATAAACTACCTCCCCTTTCTGAAACAACAGGCTTAAAAGATGAATATAACTTCTTTGATGCTACGTGTTCCTGAAACACAAGCTCTGTTTGAAGCAACTCAATATAGAAATGACCTGCAGTTTTTAACGCTTCATCTATTATTTTATATGCTGACATTATTCTATTGGCTGCCCTTCCTCTAGGGGTATTGATGAGTTGTATTTTCTTCTTAAAACTTTAGCTATTCCTGAACCTATCAAGTCTGTAACCACAGGCATTAAATAATTATTTTTTTCTTTAACGCTAATTGATGATATAGATGCGGAATTTCCATTTACATCTGATGTAAAATCAATAAAAAGTATATCTGCTGTGCTATACGCTTGGAAATCAAGAGTTATACTACTTGTAGGTAATTCGTAAGTAACTATATCAGATTGTGTTAATGCGTATGGCTGAATAGTAGAATAATAAATCCTTGAAATACCAAAAGTACCCGCCTCTACAGAACTATGAAAGTTTATAGTGATAGAATACTCTTTACCTTTAATCAACTGCTTTAGTTCCTGAAATATTCCTGAAGTACTACTTATGCCTCTTGATACAGATACAGGTAATGTAATTGTATTATTAATTGAGGATGCAGCAATCTCTGAACCTGATGAAAACCTATACCAATTTGAGTTAGTGTAAGTTGGCAGACCTACAGATGCTACTGCTTCTGTAGCGTAATTTGAAGTTGATGTAATTATATTAGTAGCACTTAATGTTGATGTCGTGAAAGAATCATTAAATGATAAATATTCATTAGAGAGTAAAGGAACAGATATAAATACATCTAAACCTTCCTCTAACGCTTGCCCTCTGCTATTTATTTGCTCCATTTCTTAATTATTATTAAAAGCAGTACTTACTGCTATATATCCTTTATCCTCCCAAAGAACAAGTTCTACTTTTGTAACTTCATTATTGTTTGGTTTGTAATCTATAATTCTATTTATTCTGTAATAGTACCCTTCAATATAAACTAACTTTCTTAAATCTAAATTATTCATATCAGTTAATTTTAGATTAACATATACTGTCTTTATTCTAGGATTTGATTTAATCTGCTCTATCATTTTTTGATAGTATGTCTGATAAAGACCTTTGTAAGCGACAGAAGCTCCCAATGTATTATTAGTAAAATCATAAGTTCCTTGACTTACACTAGCATAAGTTAATGGCTCTCTAGGATTCGAAGCAGCAGTCCATTTATCATAGCTACAAGCTCTAACAAGTTGAGTGTAAAAAATGCTTCCATATCCCGGTATTACAGTTTTAAAACTATCCCAAATTTGAGTTCTTGTCATCCATCGTATTGGAAATGAAGGTACGGCAGCACTATCCATTTTAATGTAATTAACTAGTCTAGGTAAAAAGTTATATCCTTTAGGAGGTCTACATCCACTTCCTGCAGTTGGAACTGCTTCTGTATCACATAATCCCCAAAGATTAGCTCTTATAGGAGTTGCATTTGTACTTGCTGCCCCCGTTAGAGTTTGACCATCTTGTGAATTGTAGCAACCCGCGAAGAATGGATTTTCAAAAATACTTTTACCTACCTCAAACTCACTACTTAGAAATTCTCTATAAGGAAATTCATCTAATATGCCATCCCAATATGTATTACCTCTATGCTCTACAACCTTATCATTAGAATCGGTTTTGTACTTGAAAATAATCTCTCTTTTAAGTTCAGATTGAACCCATTTATCTTCCTGACTCCTAGATAAATCTACCTTATAAGTCCAATCTACAGCTTCATTTTGATTCTTGAAAAAATCATTAAATGGTTCTATGTAAACAATTTTTGAAGTTGTATCTGTTGTAAATTGAAGATTAAAAGCGTGAATAACCCCCTGTAAAAAACCTAATTGTGAGCTTTCCCCATCTATAACATCTTTTAAATCAAAAGTCTGACCATACTCAACAGTTTCTCCTCTCTGAACTATAGATATTAATCCATTGCTTCCTGAAGTAGCACTTGAAGTACCTCCTAAAGTTACTCCGCTACCTCCATAAAGGTAAACATCCCAACCGATAGTCTGACCTCCACTATCTCCGTGACCCATTCTATATTGAGTTCTAAATCTAACCTTATCATTCTTATTTAACCATTGATTTTCTATAAGTAGAGATTCGAAGTTAAAAGGCTTGTCCGCTGCAGGAGGAGAATTAGGGCAACTGTAATATATTCTTGAATCATCAACAGGAAGTCCATATGAATTTCCTATATTATTCCAACTTGTCTGACCTGCAGTTTGAACTTCACATTGAATTCTTATGTAATCTACTTCGTTTCTATTTGAAGTTCCCTCACATACTGACTCTAGCCAACCACCAATGTTATCCATATTTATATCGTAAAAACCATATTCCTGTATAGAAAATTCTCCATTAGTATTACTATACATTGAAGAAGGGTCTGTAGTTATAAAATTACTATTAGTATCCCATTTAACAGTTAGTGACTCCCATCTATCCTGAGATGCAGAAGTAGAAGGGGTAACTACAGAGTAATCCCCTATATATGCCTCTCCTCCTGAACCCGCTTGAAACGAACAATATATACTATTCTCTGCAACTCTTTCATTAACATTATTATATTTAAAGTTTGGCAAAAGCATTGTAATACCTTTAAACATATTACTATGAATAAAGTTAGACACTATAGTGTACCCTTCCTGATTAAATAATTGCTTAATAATGTCGTAAATAAATATAGCAGGTCGCCAATCCATACTAGGTATTGGAGTAGGATATTCAACACTACTATCATCCCAACCACTATATCCAATATTAGCTGAAGTTCCAATCCCTGCATCATAGGCAGTTTCAAGTAATTGAATAGCTCCTTCAGCCCCTCCTTCATTGTTTTCCCCGTAACCAACAAGTGGATACACTATAGGAGTTGTACTTGCTGTTTGAGAACCTCCGTATGGAGTCTTGTACAGTGCATCATCTACATCCCAAGTTGATGTTATACCTGTTAAGTTAGCCTGAAGATTTACACCTGCATTTCCTGTTCTCCCATTAAGATTATCCCAACCACTTCCATCCTCAACGCTATTAACACTTAAATCTTTTAACGACTTATTACTTAAAGCAGATGCCCAATCAACATTATTGCCATAAAACACGCAGGAATAGTACAATGGGTCTGTAGATTTACCTATTGCTGTTATTTGAAGCAATCCTGTAATAGATAAATTTTCATCTACTGAAATTCTACATTGCTTTTGATTAGATATTGTATTTGTACTTATATTATAACCTTCATTATAAGAGTATTTTAATATCTTATTATTATTCTTTGTTGCGGGTATTTTAAATGTTTTAGTATAGGTTCCTGTTCTTGAATTCAGATTCCTAACGTCAGCTACTGAGAAACTCATAGCCAAAGGAAAATCATCTGAATCTCCAACATCTAAACTACCTAAAACACTTTCATTCCAATTAATCCCACCCCTTTGAGTTATTTTAGCTGAAACTGTTCCTGATGTTCCTGTTCCTGCAAATATTCTAGCTCCTTGAACTCCTGCCGCTGTAAATGCACCTGTAGTCGTTCCATTTGTAGACCTCCTAATAGTTGAAGGGATTCCATTTGCAGTACCTGCAGAACCATTAGTAGAAAATCCTATATCTCCCGCTCCTGTCTTATTAGAAACAGATAGAGATATCTCATATTGCATTCCTTCTGTTAAATCTCCCGTTACAGGGTACAAGTAGTCAGTTCCTGATGTTGTAGGTATACTAATCTGTGTTGAACTATCTATAGTCCATCCTTGATTTACCGTTGGAAGTGTAAAATTAACTTGATTATTTGAGAAATCATCATACTTATAATCTAAAAGCTCTATCTTAATCATATTTTAATTCCTTTGAGTTGGTATTCCTTGAGAATGAGTATATTCTATATTGTATTTTACTAATCCTTTCTCTTGGTCTAAAGAAACAACCTCTGAATTAGTTATTATTACAGGTTTGTAAATTACACTAGAAGGTCTTAATGTTGGATTCATAGCATTCATATGGTATGGAGCATCTGCCTGATAATCAGTTTCATTATTAAATGCTGTTGATTCTTCTATCCACACATTTGGAGATTGAAAAATTTCTCTAAGCCATTTAGCCTCTACAGCTCCTAAAGGCTCTGTATATGCACTATTGTTTATCTTTGCGTCAACACTTAACACTTCAGTTCCTCCTCTATATGTATCAAAACCTCTCATTGTATCATTATAATAACTACCTGTAGCTATTGCTCCATTAGAATCTGTATCATCTTGCATATATCTTCTTCCGGGAAGTTTAGTTTCCATTAAAGACTTAGCTGAACTAATAGACTCTATTATATCCCTTCTAGCTGTATACGTATCTATCCCCCCTGCAGTATTAAGCCAATGAAATGTAACATTTTGGAATAGTTGTTTATTCCATTTATCACTATTGTCTTCTCTGTTTATGGAATACCAATAAACAGAACTATGCCTAACTGCTTTCCAAGCAGAATCCACCTGACTGTAATAATTACCTCTAACGTAAACCCTGAAGTAAGCAGTATCATCTGTTATTGGAGTTATAGAGGTTGCATAAGGGTAATCAGCAGATTGAGGAGCGTAAGCGTGAGTATTTATATAAGCAGGAGCTACATTCTGAACGCAGGTCTGACTTTGATTATGTTCAAATGAAGTTGCTGTGTATTTTTGAAAATTATGAGATATGTCTGAGCATATTGCAGTAGTGCCTAATGAGTTCTTCCAATTAGAACCCAAAACAAAATTTAAGCCCGTACTTCCATCTTTATTATATGCCTGACCATACACTTCATACAGGTTATACCAATCTGTATCATCACTTCCATCGTAAGCCTCTTTAACGTAAAAATAAAGAAAGTCTGCTTGATTTGTAGGGTCTACACTTTTCATATAAGAGGGAGTGTCAGTAGTATAAGGAGTAACATTAGGACAGTTAGTCATTGCTCTCTTAGGAGAACTAGAACTAGCACCCCACTTCTGCAGTATTCTCATCTGATTGTAATATGGATTCGAACTATAATCGGGTACAGAGTTTATAACCCTAACTGAAGGGGGTGCTGAAACTGAAGTTGATGATGTTTCTATAACTCCATTCGCATTCAACATCTCTATTGATGCTATTACCTTTATACATCTATATGTACCATTTTCAGTAACATTATAAGGACTTATTGCTTCAGTTACATTGTCTTGTTTCTGAACTCCCCCATTCATACCTCCATATTCCTGATTTTCCCAAGAACCCTTCCCTATAGGAACTAAAGAATATGATAATTGGTCTGCAACCATCCTAGAAATATCTACGGTAAACCTTTGACTATTTGGTATAGTTCCATTAACTACATTGGTATTAGGGATATCCCTAGATTTCTTTATCTCTCCAAGTAATTCCCAATCCGAAATTGATGAAGATGGAGTTGGGTATTGAGTTGTTGAATATACTTTGAATATTACATTAACTATATCTCCGTTAACAGCAGGAACATACATTTCATTAATAACCCCTCCTGTTGTTGTTGTCCACATAACCTGATATATCATAGGTTCGTTAGCAGAAACTAAATAATTCCCACTATAACTTACCTGCTGATTATCCATTTCGTATGAGGGGCTTGAACCCACAAACCATAATGGTATTTGTCCCCACACTGCTGTTCCTCTTATTGCTGCCATATCTTAATATATTCTATATTTTTTGTTTAAATAATCTACTACTTTTGCCGTTTCAGCATCTGTTAAAACTCTATCATAAATAATAACCTCTTGTAAATCTCCATCTAAATATCTAGTATTTACTGCGGTTGGAGGTGTATCTCCATCAGAAATCTGAGTACATCCTATCCTGAATTTCTGTTCTGAGAATGATGTTCCTTCGATAGAAGAAGCTGTGATTCTTTCTATAGAGGATGAAGAATCGTAATAGCTTAAGCTAATCGAATTAGCTCCCTTCCTTAACCCCCCAATATGATATTTACCTATATCTGATGTTAATGTTCTATCTCTAGATATTGTTTCCCCATTACTTACCGAAACCTCATAATTTCCTGAAGTGTTAACTCCCATATCTATATATGAGCCATCAGACACATTATAATATCCAAATACAGAATTGCTTACTGCATTTATCTTGCTTACCTCAAATATTGAAAATTCCTGAGCCTCTCCTTCTGCTGTAAAGTTATTATCTGAAACTAAAAAATCATTATTAAACGTAAACATTGTTTTATCTAAAGCTCCTCCACCATAAGTATATCTTAATGGCTGCATCTCTTTATCTGATTGAGTGACTCCATTGCTATTTCCTGAACCGTCCCCCAAAACACTTACTTTTTTCGTAGGAATACTAAATGTCGCATTACTATCTGCCCTTAACCAAGATTTCAAACCACTTATTTGATTTGGATAGTTAGAAACAGGAGAAAAACACTTACTAAACACCCTCCATACAAAACTCATCTTCAGTTGAATTAATTGGTCATTAGCAACCTCTTTCTTTCTCTCAATAGCTAAACTACCATCAGTTAAGTACGATATAGTCGTTCCATTACCTGTAGAACCTCTCATATAGCTCTTTAGAAACATATCTAGCCATTCGTTAGCTAAATCCTGAAGGTTATCCCATCTTTGTTCTATGCTCTCGTTCTTCTGTGCTGTTCTATTGTATAAATCTGAAAAATAAACCTCAAATGAATATTCCTCCCATCCATTTTTAGGAGTTACTTCAGGATAAGTTGAATCAGGTGGTGTTATAAGTAAAGAAGGGTACTGAGTGTTATGATTATCATTAAACTCCTCTGTATATCCAAAGAACTTATCTCCATAAGTCCATTTATCCTTCATTGTTGCTACTATATCTGTTAGTCTTACTATTGCCATATTACATTATTTTGTTTGGATTGTGAATTTTTTCTTGAACCTTAGATTCGTATGTGTTTCTTGCTGTTATCCAACTAAGGTATGTCATAACATTATAAAGATTGGTATCTTTCACACTATCTATTCCGTTTTTACCATCTACATTAAATACAGCCTTCTCAGCTAGCATATAGAGGCTGTTAAGCCATCCAAATGGTGTGATGTAGGTTTTGTATAGTCCTTTCGTGTTCACAGCTCCTGTGCTTGTTGTTTGCTCTCCAAATATGTAAGGGAAAGTTTCGTTAATTTTTCGCTTTGATGAGTCAAAAAAAAACTGAACTCCCAAATGACATCCATTGTAAGTTTTCTAAATTTATCTGCTTTTTCAGGTATTAACGCTTCATCATACTCCTCATCTGCTCTCCTGCATAGTATTGCCATCTGTTCAGGGAGTATATCATACCTTCCGTTCTCCATATCAGCAATATACATCTCTAATTGAGTAGATTCAATAAAATCCCCATAAGTTTCTTTCCTGAAAAACTCAGATGGAAAGTTATACGTTTCCCCATCTAAATCAAATGACCTCAATCCCTTTGGCTCGTATTCTTTTGTTAGCGTATTAATACATCCTATTACCTCTGTGATTTTGCTAACATCAATCAAATCAACTTCCTCCTTTGTTAATCCTGTTATGTATGAGAATATATCCGCATTCATTCTTAGTATTTGCGAGTTGTTCAGTTCTACACTGCTTGTTAAATCTGAAATTGAGCCACCTTTTAGTAGTTCGTGAGCTTTGTCTTGCTCGCTTACTATTCCATCAGTAGCATCCTTGTAGTGTTTCTTTATTATTGTAGATAGTTCTCCCCAATATTTAACAGATATATCCTTCCATTCTATTGGAATAACTACATCTCGCTCTACATTTTGACTTTTCAGGCTAATTGTTATGCTCATTCTGTGTTTTATTGATAGTTAGTATTTTCTTCTGCATTTCCTCTTTTATCTTAATATCCTCTAAAATATCTGTTGTTTCCCCTACAAAATCCACTGTAGTTTCAAACAAATCTTCCGATAATTCATCAATAATCTCGCTGTTTTCATCATTTTTCACTCCTGACAAGAATCCTATCGTAGCATAAAGCATTAAATTAGGAGTCATATAAGCCCATTCAGTTCTTCTGTTGGTTGAGCCTAACATATTCTCAAAAGAGTTTGTGTATGTTATGATGTTTGATATTACTTCATTGAAATCCAAGAACTTACTGCTATCATATCCTTCTGTAGCTGAGTAAACTGTTCCTTGCACAAACTTCACATATTTGTGTAGCATTTCTTCGTGCTTGCTATTTAGACTACTTACATCCATAATTTATTCCTATTTCTTCGCAATTATATGACTTTTTTTCTTAACAACCTAGTAAAATCAGGAAATCAAGAAAAATAAACTACTTTTGAGCCACTCCACATATTATTATTGACTGCCATCACTAAACAATCCACCATATCATCGTGTTTTGCTGATGGAAACCTCACTAGCTGCTGTAAAAATTCCTCGTTCCATTTCCCTTTGAGTAAACTAACTCTACCTGACTCTAAAGAGGCAGAAATATCTTGTACTCTTGCGACCTTATCTTTAGATGGTGGTTTATCTTCTTTTACATTAAGTCCTGTTTCCTTTTTAAGAGTTTGCACGATAGATTTACCTGATGCTTTAGGTTCTACATAAATTCTACTTCTGCTTGTGTATCCATTCTTTGCTACCCATTGCTGAATGAATTTAATCAAATCAGGGAACTCTTTGTATACGTTAATGCAATCAATTATCTGCCATTTGTTGTTTTTATATGTATATGCGAGTAGTGCAGAGGGGTCATTTTTCTCATTTGCAGTATATGCAGGGTCAATAACGAAATCAACTGTCGTTTGCTCTCCAACCTCTCCCATTCTGTGAGTATCTATGTTTAGCCACTCTGATTTTATCATTCCTGAGTTTAGAGGGGTAGGAGTTTGCATAAGTTGACCTGCATATCCATAACTTCCTAAAGCTTGCTTATAATCGTCTAAAATAGCCTTGCTGAACCTGTCTGACCAAAACAATCCGTTCTCATCGTAGTTAGATTCTAGCATTTTAGGTTTAACATCCTCTGAAAGCTCTGCAGGGATGCAAATATGTTTGTATTTTAATCTACTTTGGCTTCCATATAGCAAGAATCCACTTAAATCATCATCGTGAATCCTTTGCATAATAATTATTCGTACTCCCGTTAACGGATTATTAAGTCTAGAGTAGAATGTTGTCCTGTACCATTCGTTTGCGTTCTCTCTTTCTACTTCCGATGCAGCGTGTTGTGGGGAGACAGGGTCATCCACTAGTAGGAAATCCCCTCCTTGCCCTGTAACGGTACCACCTACTGATGTTGCTCTCCTAACTCCTAAGAAATTATTCTCGTATCTTGATTTTAGATTTTGGTCTTTCTTAATGTAGAATAAATCTCCCCATCTTGCTTTAAACCACTCTGAGTTTATAATATCTCTACTTCTAGTTGAATGCTCTATTGAAAGTTCTGCAGAATAGGATGCTGTTATGAATCTGAACTTAGGATTCTTAATCCAAGCCCATACAGGAAACATAACGGTAACTAGTAATGATTTTGTAGAACGAAATGGGATATTAATTACAATATCTTTCGTTTTAGGTTTATTAGCTATTATCCTTTCGGCTTCTTCCTGAAGAACATCACATAAATATTTATGATGCCAATTAGTAGATAGCTCAATAGAAGGTTCCACAATATGCCACGCTTGTTGGAAGAACTCATAGAATGACAGTTCGCATAACTTCTTTTCTAGTGCAAATTTTAACTGATTATCAGTTATTGTTGTTAAGTTCATCAAGTTTCGCTCTTAATTCATCAAGGCTCACATCATCATTAAGTTCAATCTTAACTTTTTTGGTAGTATTATCTGTAATTTCAGCAGACGATAATTTAGGAACTGTATAGTTAAGTAGTTTTGAAACTGCGTTAATGTAAGCCTCAGGGTTTTGGTCAAATAATTTATCTAACGCTAATCTTATCTTTGTTGAATGTCCTTCTAATGCCCAAGTCAAAGCATTTCTGCTAATCTTTGTTGTAACTATATTATTCTTCTCTCCTTTCTTTCTTCCTTCTGTGTTTATTTTACCACCATTTGGAAAGAACTTATCTGTAGTATCTTTATAAGGATTTAGTTTATCTAAATTGTTTTTAAATCCATCTTCTTTATCATCCTCACTCATAATTGTATTTTATTTATGTAACTCTTTAATTGAATCTACAACTTTATCTATATAATCATCAAGTTCGTCATCTAGCATAGATGCAGTAAGTCCTGCATATTCCTCCTCTACTTCTTCAGCCTCCTCAACTTTATATGTAAATAATATGTTAATTGTTTCTCCATTTTCCTCCTCATCCATCTTTACTTCCATAACAAGCTCTCCATCTTCGTGAAGTTCTTCCATTTGTTCTTTACTAAAGTTTAATGTAAAGTCAACAGCTACATCAGAGATTACTTCTTCTTCTGTTTCAGTTTCTTGATTTGCTAATTGACAATCTTCTAGAGTTTCATATAGACATTCGCCCATCTCTCCCCATTTGTATTTTCCTTCTTCGCATTCTTCGCAAGGCATAATTTCTATTTTTTTATTTTTTTCATTTGCACAAATAAAGTAAAATATTTGATATATCCTACGAAACTTTAGGAAATTTTATTAACTATGCTTTATTCATATCTTTAGCTTTGTCTTTATCTTACTCTTTATCTTTAATGGTATAACATACCCTTAGGATACCCTTTAATTCTTTTCCATATAGATTATTCTACCCCATACTTATTCAATTCCCATTCCAAATTTTTTTATAATTTTTTTTTACTTCCAAAAACTGCCGAATAATCAATTTAATTTACTATACCTTTGTATTCCTTAGAATATACTGTTGCTCATATCGCAACTAGCATATTTAATAACCTTCACACTTAAAATACATATTATGTTTAAATTCAAGATTGGTAACGTCTATATACAACTTATCCCATTCAAGATTACTTGGAAGTTCTAATACCTAATATAATATATCTTTATGAAATTGGATTTAGATTTCTTGTTTGTGTGTGTGGATGCTCAATATACGCAAATCTCAAAAGTCGCGTTTTTCGTCCTCAACTCCTGAAATATTCCAAAAAATACGGTTTTTCTTTCTAATTCTTCAGATTAATGATTAAAATAACAATTGTTAACATCTTTTTAGTAGATTCTGCGTGTAAGAAGGCATAAAAAACTGCTATATAACTAAGCTATTTAAAAATAAATTGCAAAAGGATAAAGAAATTTAACATCCTATTAATAAGAATAACAAAAATATTATTGTTATAGTATAATCGTTAAAGGGTATTTTATCGAATTGATTCATATAATACAATTATTTCCCTCTTCATCTGTACTAAAGTGGCTTATATTATCCTCATAGTATGCACTAAATACTTCTTTCACTTGTCTGCCTTGTCTATTTGTGAACCCATATTCGAACAAAAACAAACCGTTTACTTTCTTATTTTCTATCATAAAAAAGAAAATGTCAACCGCTTTAACTTTATATTGTTTTGCTGTTTGCCTTGCTGCATATATTAAGCGGCTTATATCGTGTCTGATTGTTCCGTATTGGCTCAGGTGCTGCCGTGCTTGGTGTTCTGTTAAATTTATCATTTAATTTAAGTTAAAGTTATCAATTACAAACCCGCTTTTATCTTTCTTGGCGTCTCCTTTAGCCTTCAGACCAAGTATTACATTCTTGTTGTATAGCATAATCAGGTCTGATGTATCGCCGTCTACAACTTTAAACCCTTTGTATTTTGTCGGTAACCCGTTAGAGAATACCGCCGCAACATTACCGCCTAAATTAAGCGCCTCTAATATTTCGCTTTCGTTGTCTTCTTTCCTGCTTAGGGTCAACTTGTAGGAAGTATTAATATACTTTTTTATCTTTCCTAAAATTGCCGTATAATCATAGAATACTAAATTTTTAAACTGTTGGTCTTTCAGTACATCCAAACCGTTATATTTTTTTATCAAGGCTATAAAATCAAGATCAGAAGTTCCATTTAATCGGATAGCTATTTTTTTATTTTGTCTGATAGATTTAATTGCTATTTTTTGGATTTCTTGGCTTAATTGATTAATAAACTTTTCTTTGTCTTCTAGGTAGTACTCTGTTTTATTTATCCTAGCATTTTTTACATTCGAAAACTTCCCTCTACCGGCTGAAAATAAGCACGCAGCCGCGCAGCCTTTGGACGCTTTCGGGCAAATGTTTATTTTTTTACTGTTTTGGGTGTGCGGTGCTAGGTACAAAATAAAACTCTCAAGACTATTTTTTGAGGTCTTCGCGTTGGTGCTGCCTTTACTTAGTAAATTTTTTGGGGCTTTGTATATTGGTGTTTTCATTTTTAATATTTTAAATTAATAGTTTTTAATTATGCTCTTTACAGATTGGACAAATACGTATGTCTTGGTCTAACTCAGCCCCGCAGCAACTGAAAAAACAATTATTACAGAGTTTATCATCGTCTTGACTCTCTTCTATCTCTTCAGGTGTTAGGTCTGCAGCGCATAGAGTACATAAAATTGCGTCGGTGGTGTCTTCTGTTGGGTCGGTTCCGTGGGTGGCTCTCGTGCCTCTTGTGTAGTTTTCAAAATTCATTATTTTAGCATTAAGTTAGATTCTAGTATTTCGATTGTTCTTTTAAACATATTCGGATGTATAAAATAATTCTTGTTATCATCCAAATTTTTCAATTCTTCCTGTATCTGCTCGACTCCTTTTCTAATTATCTCTTCAAATATCACGGTTCCGATGTTGTACGCGTTCCCTTCTTGGGTCAACTCCTTAACCGCTCGGTTGATTCTTACGTTTGGCTTATTGCTTTTCTTTTTCATTTTTAGTATTTTAAATTTATATTCTAGGTAAAAAATGCGTATCATTTACGCTCAACCCTTTTATGTCATGGCTTAATGTTTCAGTGAATCGGTTTAAATTTGTGAACCGTTCACTAGCTAAAAAATTCTTTGATTTTGTTAAGGCGTGAACCTTTAACGCTCGGTTGCACCAATTAGAATTAGCTGTTATAACCTCAAGTATTTGCAACCTTTTAAAAATTCTTTTGTTTTTTTCTCCTTCACTTAGGAAGGGGAACACATCAACGCAAATATTAAAAAGTTTTTGCGTGTTGTTATTTTCGATTTTCTTATTCATAATTATGATTTTTTAGTATTAATATAATTTTTTAGGTCTGTTTGGATTTGTTCTATCTCTTCTTCAGTATTGGCGAAAATTTTAAAAATTTCGTTTAGATTGCTAGAATCGTTCACCGTGTACTCTAAAATTTGGAATGCTTCGCTAATTTTAAGGTCTGCTATTGAATTATATTTATTTAAATTTTCTATTACCTCTTTGTAATTTTCAGGATAAGCAAAGCTATTTATTTCTAATTTAATAATATTTTCTGCTTTTAGCTTTTGTTTTAATGTGTAGTTTTTCATTTTTTTTTATTTATTTAATTAATTTATTTATTGCCTTGTTAAACCCTTTCAAGTTTTTATATTGGAAAGTATTATAGTAATCATTTGTAGTATATTCACTCTTCCAATATTCAACTACATTTGTAGTAGTATTTAATGTGCTATAGAAATTAGTGTTATTTATCTTAACTCTTATTTCTGTATAGTTTTGTTTTGTTGTTTTCATACTGCAAAGATACAAATAAATTTGATATACAATACAAATAATTTATAAATGTTTACAAATATGCTAGTTTATAATGATTCTAAATAAGGATAATTTATGTATATATAGACCGCGTGTAATAAAATAATCCATTTAAAAAAGTAATTCAATAGAAAGTTATTAACAATAAAAATAAATGCTTTTTTGTTTGGTCAATTCAAAAAATTTGATATAAAAAACAATTTAACATAATATATATTATGTTAAGTTTAGAATGATTCTAAATAAGGAAAAATTGCTCTTTATGCCCTATGCAACATCCCTAGCAGTTTCAGGCAGTTTCAGCAGTTTCAACGGATTTGGCAGTTTCAGGAAAATTTAAGAAAATGTTTTTCAAAAAATAAAAATAAAAATAAATTTAAAAAATAAAATTTAAAAATAAAAAGAACTGAATAAAAATATTAATCAGCTTAATGAGTATTACTTTAGATAGGTCTTTAGCCTAAGTATCTTATTGATGATTGATTGACTTACCTTATACTTAATAGCTAACTGATGCTGAGTGTAAACTCCTTTAGCATACTCTAGTCTAATAATCTCTGCCTCCTCTAAGGTAAACTTCCTCTTAGCATATCCACCACCTCTCCTATCCTTCCTGTCGTATAAATTTACACTCATATTGTTTTCTCAAAGTAGGCATCTATTACTGCCAATGATTCATCTAATCCTTTAGTAACCCTAGCACAATACCCTTGTTCGTTAAGGTATGCTATCCATTCTTTCTGTTCTTTAGTTGGGTAGGATTTCTTATCCTTTTTTATTTCAAGAAACAATCCATGATACATTTCTCCTTTGAGGGTACCCCCCTCCCCCTCTACCCCCCTCTCCATAGGGAAACATATTTGTAGATCAGGGAATCCTTTTACATAACCTGTAGCCTTAGCCTTCACAGCTTGTTTAAATGATGTCCTGATACCTCCTAAAGAAGCACAGTACATTACTTTAGGGTACTTAAACTTTAGGTAAGTGATTACGCTTTTTTGTACTTCTTCTTCTTGATTTCTCAACTTTAGTTTTTTTAATTGATTGCTTAATTTCTCTACGAATCTCCATCATCTTATTGTAGATTTTGATTTCTAACTCTGCATTATCTAATCCGAGTTCAATGATTTCTTCCTGAGCTTCTCTTAGTCTTAGGTTGAGGTAGATGCAATAGAACAGTACAACTACAAACAGTATGATTTCCATATATTGTTTATTTAATAATTAGTATTTCCATATTGACCTTCAACATAGATGCTCTTGAACATGATGTCCATTTCTTTATTACCTGACTTTAACTGTCTAATGATTCTTGAGTTCAAAGTAACATCCTTCTTAATCATCTCAATGTTATCAGTTAAGACAAATGTATCAATTCTTTTGAACTTATAGTGCATTGCCGAACCTTTCTTACGGTATCCATACTCTATCATAACCCTATAGATAGGGCTAGACAACCTCTTGGATTTTTTCTAACTCAAACTCTAAATGAGCTATAGCCTTAGTAATGCAGTCAATAGGTGTATCGTGCTTATGGTAAGCTCTCAAGATGTAGGTAGTGGCTGTGGCAAGGTGGTAAGGCAAGTCAAAGTTATCACAAACCTTCCTTGCTTCATATCCATTCTTTCCTCTGTAATATTTAGGAACTCTATTGTCCTTTAAACCTAACTCATCTTTGGTTAGTTTCATCTTAGGATTAACTCCCCACTTGTTATCCTTATCATCAACTACTACATCTTTCCAATCTTCAATTCTATTGTCTTTCATTTAATCTATCGTTTTCTAGTCCTCCTGTTCGTGTAACTACTCTATCTCTTTTATCCATCTGTTCTATCCTCCATATAATCTTTTCATTCTGTCTATCTCTTATCTTGCCCTCTACAATACTCATAAAGATAATCATAACAAGTACAAATATTATTACACAAAGCGTTATTTTAAATATCATCATTTTGTTAAGATTTTTAATAATTGACTTGAGGTATATATTCTATCATCTCCTGAATAATTCTCATATATCATTGTGAAGTTATCATCTTTCCAAGTCCATAGACTTCTTACATTCTTTTTAATATTGTCTTTCAATATCCATTTAATTGTTTTGTATGTTCTTTCTACGGCCATATTACAACTATGTTTTTATTCATATCTATTGTTTTAGTTCTTTAATTCTCAGTTTAGTTTCATATAAGATACTTTCAATCCTTTCAGTTGGTGTTAGCTCACGAGATAGGTTTATTAAAATGACTGCTGATTCCAACTCCTCAATAACTCTTTTGTTTGCGTAATCTTCTAACATCTTACAGAGGTGAGCATATGTCATAGTGTACCCACTCATTTCTGAAGTTAATTTTAAATTTTGTTGGTTTATAAATGCTTCCATATTCTACGCCCTTATTAGTGAGTGGGTCTTTACTCTGTTTATTTTAATATTAATTTAATCTTTTGCCAAAATGTCATTTGTCTATAATCCCAATAGAAATTAATCGCTTGTGGTACTCCACTTTGGAAACAATG